ATGGCGAGCGAGGTCACCGCGAACAACAAGGGCCACTGGCGCCGCGAAAATCGGGTCCCCGACGGCGTTGACGCCAGCGACCTCGGCGTCCTCTTAGAGCGATACACCGGCCACGTCCTCGTCTGTAACAGCTGCCGGCGCGTGGTAACGCTCACGAGTGACGGTGAAATGACGGTCCACTACGGCCCGGATCCGTACTGCCGCACGTGGGGCTACCCCGGCGACGGCACCTGGCAGGAGGGAGACCCGTGACGACCACCGAGTTCAACCCGGTGTGTGGCCGGCTCGGCTGCCGCGAACCACGCGCCGCCATCGTCCACGTCCCCGGGAAGGGCCAGCGAGCTGTCTGCGAACTGCACCGCGACCAACTGGAGAAGACAAATGGCAAGTGATCAATCCGGAGACGATACTGACCGCTGGGTCTGTCTCGACTTGTTCGCGGGTCTCGGCGGATTCTCGGCCGCCTTCGAGGACAGTGACGAGTGGGAGGTCGTCACCGTCGATTTGGAAGAACGCTTCGACCCCGACATCCAGGCCGACGTGATGAATATCCGGCCGGAAGACTTGCCGGACGCCGACGTAGTGCTCGCCAGCCCGCCGTGCAAGACGTTCAGCAAGGCCGCCGCATGGCACGGCCACTACAGCACGGACGCCGCCCCGCAGACCGACGAGGCCCGCGAGGCGGTCGCGCTCGTCTTTCACACCATCGGGCTGATTCGAGCTCTCGATTCCGACTACTGGTTCATCGAGAACCCCGAGGGCCACTTGCGAAAGTTCCTCGGCCACCCGACGGGCTCGGTGACCTACTGCCAGTACGGCGCCGAATACATGAAGCCAACCGACCTGTGGGGCGATTCCCCGCCGATGGACTACCGGCGGTGCCGGAACGGCGACGACTGCCACCGGCGTTCCCGGTCTTCCCAGGAGAAGGGCGACGGCGAGCACCCGTCGGACGCGCTCCCGCGAAATCCCGCCGAACGCGCGAAAGTACCCTACCAACTCTCCGAATCAATCCGCGACGCCTGCGAGGCCGCGCTCGACGGCGACGTGGCCGAACAGGCTACATTCGCGGAGGTAAGAGAGGCGTGACCGACGCTGGACCAGATGTCACTGCTCGCGACGCTGTCGAAATCGCGCAGCGAGCACTCGTGAAGGCCAACCGCGTCGACGACCTCGAGAACGAGCTCGACGAGATCCGGGACGATCTTGCCGCGATGCAACTCCGGGTGTCCGAACACGACAACGACCAATCATATGAGAGCCTCTCGTTGGATGCGAAGGTCGGGATGGTTCGCGAACACGCCTTCCGGAAAGCCGTCGACGGCACTGGCCGCGCGACGCTTGACTACGACGACGTCCAGTGGGAGGTCTTCGACGGCCCCCCGCCGTACCCGATGCACTGTTACAAGCTGCTCCGGCTTGCCGGCCAAGCTCGCGGATTCAGCTATGCCGGTGCCGAATCGCCGAAGCGCCTCACTGTCGACGTCCAGGAGGCCCGCCGGGGCGCCGCGTTTTATCCCGAGAATAAAACCGATCAGGAGGCCCCCCGGGGATGAACAACCCATATTACGGTGGAAAACCACCTCCGGTTTACCACTACACAACCGTGGTTGTGTAAACAACTGTTCGCTACGGTAGAGTACGCCGACCAAGACGCCGCCAGACGCCGCCAGGGGCCGTCGGTACCCCCGAGATAGCGTTTTATTCTCGGGATAAAACCGCGGCACCCCCGATGTCAATGCCACAACAACAAGCGCCCCAACCGCCCGACGCCCCGGAACTCGTTGACCAGTTCCGCGAGTTCCTTGACCGCTACCGAGCCGACGGCCTCAACCGCCTGCTCGAGCGCTACCCCGACCAAACACAGCTCGCGATCGACTACACCGAGCTCTACCGGTTCAACACCGACCTCACCACCGACCTTCTCACCGAGCCCGACGCTGCCCTCGAGTATTTCCAGACGGCACTCCAAACGTACGACTCCCCGGTCGACGTCGACCTCAAGGACGCCCGCATCGCCGTCCACAGCCTTCCCGACACGTACGTCTATCATCCCGGCGGGTTCAGTCCGACCGACGAGGCCGGCCACTACCGCGGCATCACGGGGGAGGTTTCGAAGGCGACGGACGTCTACTCCCGCCTCGTGACCGCGGCGTTCGAGTGCCAGCGCTGCAGTACGATCACGACGATCCCCCAGGCTGGCGAGGAGTTTCACGAGCCACACGAGTGCCAGGGCTGCGAGCGCGACGGCCCCTACAACATCAGTCACGAGCGGTCCGAGTATGTCGATGCCCAGGCGCTTCGGGTGCAGACGCCGCCGGAACACGCCAGCGGTGCGGGCCAGTATCTCGACGTGTTCCTCAAGGGCGACAACGCGGACACGGCCGAGGTCGGCGACCGCGCCACCATCACCGGAATGATCCGACTCGAGCAAGTCACACACGGCCGGGAAAAAACCGCGAAGTTCGAGCCCTACCTCAACGGCAAACACGTCACCCTCGAAGAGTCTGACCACCAGGACCTCGACGTCACCAGCGAGGAACGCGACCGCATCCACGCCCTCGCCGACGGCGCCGAAGGCGACCCTCTCGATGCGGCTGCCGCGTCGATCGCGCCGAAGCTCTACACGGACGACAAGCTGCAGGAGATTCAGCGGATGTGCGTCCTCGCGATGGTCGGCGGCTCGCGAGTTGAGTACAGCGACGGCGACCATGACCGCGGCGCGTTCCACATGCTGCTCCTCGGTGACCCGGGGACGGCGAAGTCGAAGCTCATTGAGCGCGTTGAGGCGATCGGGCGGCGGACCGTCGGCGTCAGTGGCAAAGGCGCGACCACCGCCGGCGTCACCGCATCGGCTGAACAAGACGACTTCGGCGACGCCAGCGAGTGGACTCTGAGCGCGGGGGCGTTCGTCGAAGCGAACGGCGGGCTCGTAGCGATCGACGAGCTGGATGACATGCCGAGCGAGGTTCGGTCAGCGATGCTCGAACCCATGAGCAAGCAAACCATCCACATCAGCAAAGCCGGCATTAACACCAAGCTCCAGGCTCAGACCGGTGTTGTCGCCGCCGGGAACCCAGAACACGGCCGGTTCGACGCCTACCAGCAACCGCAGGAGCAGTTCGATCTCGAAGCCAGCCTCCTCAGCCGATTCGACCTCATATTCACGCTTACCGACCGGCCCGACGAGGAGCATGACGAGCGGGTGGTCGGCCAGATCGCCGGCGCTCGGGATGCGGCGAAACGTGAGATGCGCGACCTCGAAATCTCTGACGAGGATGAAGCGCGGATTCAGACGCTGGTCGAGCCTGACATCCTTCGGACGTGGCTCGCCCTCGCGAGTCAGCAGCATGCCCCGGTGTTCGCGAGCGACGACGTCCGCCGGACGCTCGAGGATGCGTTTGCTGACCTTCGCGGCGCGAACGGCTATAGTGAGGATGCGGCGGTCCCCGTCACGTACCGGAAGTTCGAGGGGATTCTTCGGATCGCCGAGGCAGCTGCTAAACTGGAGTTCAGCGACACGATTGAGGAGCGGCATGCCGAGACGGCGATGCAGGCGGTCGGCGAGTCAATGCGGGATTACGGCCGGGACGAGGACGGCCGCCTCGACGCCGACATCCAAGAGACCGGAGCGTCGAAGAGCCAGCGAGAGAAGATCACGCGGCTCGCCGACATCATCCAGGAGATCCAACACGACCACGAGGATGGCGAGGCCCCATACGACGCCGTCGTTGACGGCGGGATCGAAGCGGGGATGAAAGAGTCGAATGTTGAGCATCTCATTCAGAATCTCCGGGATAAGGGCTCGGTGTACGAACCGGACCAGGGCCGCTTGAAGTTCGTTGGTTTGTGACATCTCCCAATTCTAAAACTGGGGATTTTTCATTTTCGTGCCGCGGCCCTCGGCGTGAAAAGGAGATTATTGCCGATGTTTGACGGCGGGAGAGGGACCTTACCACACCTTTCCTTGGGACACATACCCTTTAAGACGGACCTCTCAAATAGTGTATCGCAACGAGCTGTTCCGCTCGGCGTTCACAGCGCCGGACGGCCAACAGCCCTCTGTATATCATGTCAGTCAACCTCACCCGGCAGCGGCGCTACAACTGCGCGCGAGAGGACTGCACCAACCAACGAACTTCGACGTCAAGCGTCGATGGTTCGTACTGCTCGCGAGATTGCGCCCATCGAGCCCACGGCCGATCGTTGCTCCAGGACATTCGACAAGACCATCGCTTCTGCTGGAGCTGCTTCCGGCAGCGTAAGGAGGTCGAGCGGCCGACCGATGCGGCCCGACGCGGTTGGTCGCTGCTGATCGACGAGGCCGTGGTCGGCTACGAGCACCCGACCAAAGCCGTCGAGCAGGGCCCGTACGGCCTCGAATGCACGTGCGGCGCCGTCTATCACGACGATCCAGTGTACGATCAGCGCCACGAGGGGCCGTTCGAGTGGTTCCTACAGGTTGCGTCGGAGCGGCTGGTCGCCGACGGCTGTCGCGACGACGTCGTTGACGCCGCGACGCTCGCCGACGAACTCTGGGCCAATGGAGCCGGCGACGTTCCGCTCGAGTTGGCGGTCGGCCGCGCCCTCGAGGCTTGATACATGCCATGCCACCGAACACCCATAATAGACCCTGGTACTGCAGCGACGCACTGGTCAACGACTACAAAACACAGGCCGAGTCCGGTCGTGAACTCAAGATGATGAAAGCCGCCAAGTGGGTCCGGTCGATGGTCGTCAACCTCGGCCTCATTGCCATCAGCCTCTACGCCCTCCGACTCGGCGGCGACGTGACCATCATCGCCGGCATCGGCCTGATCTCACTGGCGGCGTACAACGGCGTCGAGATCGCCGACTACGCCGCCGTCGCCCAAGCCATCACCGAACTGTCTCATGACAATAACGACTAACCATGGGCTACACGTTCACGTGCGACTGTTGCGACAGTCGGTACAACCACGTCCCGCCGTTCATGGGCGAGTTTCGCGAGTCGTTTCTGAAGACCTCGAACAGCCCGCTTGTCCACGAGGGCGAAATCGGCGAGACCGTCACGATCTGTCGAGACTGCTGTGAGCAGGTCCTCATATGACCGGATGCTCGTTCTGCGGCGGCCCCGTCAAGGACACGCCGGAAGAGCATCACCACAACGAGCGGCGCGGAGACAACGACCCCGACAACCTCCGCGACGTCCACCGACGATGTCACATGGAGCACCACGAGAACGACCGCGCCGTCGACGGTCTCGCGACGCAGCGGTACGGGCCATGCCGTCCGTCGATGGGACCCCCATGAACCCGGGTAGTGTGACAAAGCCTCTATGACCCAGACAGACGAGAAGCTCGTCGGCCACGCTATCGACGACGTCCCGAAACGACCGCCCGACCAAGACTGCAACGCCCGCCGGTCGGACGACGGCACGTTCCTGGGATACTGCAGTGCGACCGCTGGGAAGGGCACCGACCACCTTGGCGAGGGGCGGTGCATGCATCATGGCGGGAAGGCGCCGCGGGGTACCGACGCGCCGAACTACAAGCACGGGGCCTACTCGGAGCATCTCCGGTCGGACCTGACGCCGGCCGAGCAAGACGCGTTTGAAGCCCTCGTGGCGTCGTTCAGGAATCCGGACGAGACGCTGAATGCGATTCGGGAGCTCGCAGCGGAGGTACTGCTGAAGTACAAGCGGAGCGCCGACGACCGGTTCCTCCGGGAGTTCCGCCAGCTGGCGGACACGTTCAACCTGGCCCCGAACGCCGACCAGCTCGAGGTGGACGCCGACGTCGACACGAACGGCGGGCTGGATGAGGAGACGGAGGTCGCGTTGCGGGAGGCGCTCCAGGGACGTCGGGAGGATGATACATGAGCGCGACCGACGACGTCGTCTCACAGCTTACCATTGAGGACAAGCGGGCGGCGCTCAACCCGTTCGAGGGCTGCCAGTGGGCGGATTTCCTGAACGAGCTCACGTACGGGTACATGGCGGGCGAGCGAGACGCCTGGATGCCGATCGCTGACGTTCACCTGGATTGGATTGACCGGTTCGAATCGGACGCCAACGTCGGCATCCTCGCCCACCGCGACTCGCTGAAGACAACGTTCACGCTCGGCTACGTCATCGCGTGCCTGGAGTTTATCGACGGCTTTCGCGCTCACTGGATTACGAACACCCAGGGGCAGGCGCACAAAAAGGCCGACACCGAGTTCTGGAAGCTGGTCGACCGGAACCCGTGGCTGACGAACCTGAATGCCACGCCGGTCCAGGACACCAAGGAGGCCAAAGAGTGGCCCAACGGGTCGATGCTGCATGCTGGCTGGCTGTTCGGCGCCATCGAAGGCGACCGGTCGCACCTGCTGGTCCTTGACGACGTCATCAAGGAGCACGGCGACGGCGAGACCGAGAACATCCTCACCTGGATTGAGGGCGTGACCGTCCCGATGGTCAAGGATTCCGGGAAGACCGTCGTCATCGGGACGCGCAAGCGGCCCGACGACATCCACTCACACCTGCTCGACCGCGACGCCTACAACTTCACCGAGTACCCAGCGGTCCTCGAGGAATGGGACCGCGAGTTCGGCGACGACGACACCTGGGCAGCACGGCGGCCGCCCGAGGAAATCTACACCGAGGTCGACGGCCAGCCGCTCGTCGACGACACGCTCCACGTCCTGTGGCCGTCGGCCCGCGGTCCCGAGTACCTTGCGGACAAATACGATCAGATGTCTCGCCACCTGTTCTGGCGGGAGTTCTGCATGGTCATCCGGGGCGCGCAGGGCAACCTCGTTGACGCCGGCGACGTCAACGACCTCGTCGAGGACAATGGGTGCTCCATTCGCGGGGAGAGCCCGCCGCGCGAGATCACGCCCGGCGCCGGCAGCGCGACGGTCGTCGCCCACGACCCGGCGCAGTCGCCGACCGGCGACGACGCGGCCTTCATCGCGCTGCACGTCCAGAGCGACGGACGGCGGACGCTCCTGGGCGCCGTCAGCGAGCAAGGCATGTCGCCATCGCGAGTCAAGGCCACGCTCGCCGACCTTGACGAGCGCTACGACCCCGCAGTAATCGTGATCGAGGATAACGGGATGCAGCAGTACGTGGTCAACGACGCGCTCGAGTTCTCGGCGTCGATGCGAGCCAAGGTGACCGGGATATCGACGACCGGTCAGAAGCACAGCTGGGAGAACGGTATCCCACGACTCCGCCGGCTCGTTGAGAACGGCTCGATCCAGTTCTACCGGGGGCACGACGCGACCGAGGACTTCATCCAGGCGATGTTATCGCTCGAGCTCCGCGATGGGAAGCTCCGAGGCCATACGCCGGACCTGATCGCGGCCTGGTATATGGCCGAGCAGGGCATTCGCCGTCTCGAGAGCAGTGGGCAACTTGACGCCGAGAGCGACCAGGACAGCGACGCCATATCCTACCTATGAAACAGGATCACGAGACCTGCCGGCAGTGCGGCACCGATCTCGAAACCGACCGCCAGAAGGCCCGCGGCGTCTGTGGGTCGTGTGACCGCGAGCAGGTGATGAAATGAGTACTGACGACGACGCCTCCCGAGAGGTCACCCTCCAAGTCGACACGCTCACGCCGACTAACGCCGACCTTGGGAAGGCCGAGGAGTCTACGCAGCTCGAGGAGCGGCGGATCCGGGCGCGGTCTGGCCTGGGCATCAAGCCGCCCTACAATCCGGACCGACTGGCGGCGTTCCTTGAGCTGAACGAAACTCATTCGGCCTCGGTCCGGAAGAAAGCCCGCTACGAAGTTGGCTTTGGCTTCGTCATCGTCCCGCACGAGGACGTTGATCCAGAGCAGGCTGACGACGACGAGCGCAAACGGGCCGAGCGGTTTTGGCACTCGCCGTCCTCGCGCTGGCAGACTGGACCGCATCAGTCCGCCGAGCCGACGACGCCGCTCGAAGTACTCGAACTGGCGCGCCAAGACTACCACGCCATCGGGTGGGGGTGTCTCGAGATTTTGGCCAACAACGCCGGCGACCCAGTAGGCCTTGCGCACGTTCCAGCGAACACGGTCCGTGTACGTCGCCCGCCGGCCGATGAGGATATCGGCGACGGCGAGGCCGAGTTACCTAGTGATGTCGAGTTCCATCAGCGTGGGTACGTGCAGGTGCGGCAGGGCCGTCGGCGGTTCTTCGGCGAGGCCGGCGACCGATATCGCGGCGGGGATGAGGGAGATGACCGCGACCCCGTCTTCGTTGACGCCCAGAACGGCGACTTCGTCACCGGCAGTGCCGAGCCCCTCGACAACGAGCCGGCGAACGAGCTCATCTTCGTCCGCAATCCGTCGCCGCTGGCCGATCACTACGGCATCCCGGACTGGATTTCCTCGCTCCGGACAATCACGGCCGATGAGGCAGCGAAGGACTACAACAGGCAGTTGTTCGACAACGACACCATTCCGCGGATGGTCGTGAAGGTTACGGGTGGCGAGCTGACCGAGGAATCTAGACGCGACCTCCGGCAAATGCTCCACGGCCATCGTGATGAGAGCCACCGCACGGCTGTTCTTGAGGTTGAGAAATTCCAAGCGGGCCTGGACAACGATGTTGAAATCGAATTGGAGCCGATGTCGCAGGGCGTCAGCGAAGAAATGAGTTTTGAGGCCTTCCGCGACAAGAACGAGCACGACATCGCGAAGGCTCACGAGGTGCCGCCGGTCAAAATCGGCGTGACGGAGACATCGAATCGGTCGAACTCAAAGGCTCAGGAGCGAGAGTTCGCCCTTGAGGTCATCCAGCCCGAGCAGCGGAAGTTCGCCGAGCGGCTGTATCGGATTATCCACCAGCAGGCGCTGGATGTCACCGACTGGACGTTGGAATATAAACTCAAAGGAGCAGAGCAGCCGAAGGAAGACGCCGAGGTGGCTCGGCGGAAGATCAACGCCGTCAACGGGGCGATCCCAGTCAACCGCGCCCTCAAGATGGTTGGCGAGGACCCGCTCCCCGACGATCACGAGACCGATGGCGACACGCTCGTCGCCGACATCGGCGGGGGCGGGCAACCGCCGGGCGGCCAACCGGGCGGTGAGATGTCTGTTGACGCACAGCTTCCGCCGCCGGCGAATAAAATCGGCGAGCGCGACTGGTCCGAAGTCGAGGCGCAACTCCAGGTTGAGAACGGCGTCGCGACGAAGGACCCCGTCGAGCAACAGCAGTTCGATTCGAGCAACCTGTTCGAAGGCTTATACGACTTCGGCGACCGCGAATTGGTGTTGAGCTTCAGACGCGACGAGGGCCAGAATTCCGTCTATATCTATGTCGACGTCCCGGCGTCAGAGTGGCAGGGGCTGGTGAACGCGGGGAGCCACGGGAGCTATCATTGGGATAATATCCGGATGGAATTCGGGTACTTAGAAGTGACAAATAACCACGAGCGGCTACCCGAAGGACCGACGCCGGATGAAGCACCCGACGACATCCCGGGGGATACTTGAGGTTGGACCGATGACCGCGGGAGCGTCCCGACTCCCCGCGCGAGGCACGACCGGGCAACAGGGTTCAACCACACATGAGTGACACGAACGACAAGCGCGGCGAGAAGCGCGGCGTCCTTGGCACGTCTCGGGCGAAGGAACTCGAGAAGACCAAGGACGCCGACGCGGACGCCGACGACGACAGTGAGGAGTAGCCCATGCCGCCGGTAACGAAGGCGGGCGGCACCCAGTTCCGCAAGGACGTCGAGTTCGCCGAGACGAAGGACTCCGACGAGTACGAGCTCGAAGCGTCGGGGATCGTCATGGTTCCTGATGTTGCTGATTTACAGAACGACTTCGCTCGCGAGGACACCATCCGGGCGTTCACCGACCAGTTCGGCGACTTCGTCGACATCGGCCAGGGCGGCGGCGGCATCATGCATGCCACTTGGCCCGACGGCTGGATGGAGCTTGATAGAAACGAGGTTCTCGACGAGGCCGAGGAAATCGGGGGCGAGACCGTTGATCCAGGGGCCTGGGTGCAGCGATGGGGCATCACGAACGCCCAACTCGCCGGCCTCATTGACGCGGACATCCTGAATGGGTACAGTATCGGCGCGATCCAGAGCGACTGGGACGGCCCGTACGACCCCGACGAGGTCGACGACGTCGACACCTCAGAGATTCCCGATGGGGAGGTGGTCTATGAGCTCACCGACGGCCTCATCAGAGAGGTGAGTGCTGTAGACATCCCTGCCGTCCCCGATGCGCAGATCCTCGAAGCCAAGAGCTTGGAGAAGCGCCTGGCCGAGCACGTCGGCAACCAGGACGCCTTCATTGAGGAGGCGATGGATCGGGGTCACAACGAGGACGAGGCCGAACAACTCTGGGATGTCCTCAACGAGGCGATGGAGGCCGATGGGGCGAGCGAGCCGGGCAAGCAGTCGGTGTTTGCCAAGGCTGGCAAGGCGTTCCTCTCGGCGCTGTCCGGGACCGATGACGACGGCGGGTCTGAGGACTTGGATGCAGTGAAGGAGGGCCGAACCCTCTCGAAGCAGAACGCCGATGATCTCAAGGCTGTGATGGACTCGGCGGCCTCGGTGTTCCGCGATGCCGGGAAAGACCCTGAATTCGCCCGATTCACCGACCGCGACGACGACTCCTTCGACCTCTCCGAGCACACTGCCCGGGAGTTCGACGACCCCGACGAAGAGGAGGAAGAAGAGGACATGTTCCCGCTCGACCCGGCGACCAACGCCACCGAGGGCGACACTTCGGAGCCTGGCAGCACTGACGCTGCCGACGACACAGACACAGACATGAGCGACGACAACCCCGACGACGGCGGGGACGACACGAAGTCCCCCGCCGAAGAGAACGCAGAACAGATCAACGAACTGACCCAGTCGGTCGAGGACCTCACCGACGCCGTCACCGGCGACGGGGAGAAGACCGTCACCATCAACGCCAGCGCCGAGGGCGGTGACGGCGACGACGCGTGGGAAGACGCCCCCGAATGGGCCAAGAGCCTGAAGGACAACGTCAAGCAGAACACCGACGCAATCGAGACCATCAGCAAGCAGAGCGGCTACAGCCAGCAGGCCGACCCTGCGGCCGGCGACGGCGGCGGGCCCGACCCCGACGACGAGGTCAAGCAGTACAAAAAGAGTCTCGTCGGCGGTCCTGCGGGAGGTGACGACTGGTGAGCGCCAACAACGCCCGTCGGCAGAACCAGCGTGCGATGCAGAAGGACACCATCGACTCTGAGGGCGACCTCTCGGGCGGCCAGTTCCCGCGGCGCCTGTTCGACGAGTTCTTCCAGCAGGTCCAGGAGCAGGCGACGCTCCTCAACCGGATCCGGACGGTCGACCTCGAGTACGAGCAGCAGGCCATCCCGCAGATTGGCGTCGGCGAGCGCCTGATGCAGGAAGTCAACGAGGGGGGCTCCGTCGAGGACGACTTCGAGACTGCGTCGACCGGCCAGGTCGACATCGACGTCAAGAAGACGGTCATCCCGTGGGAGATCACCAACGAGTCAGTCGAAGACACCGTCGGCGATGTCGCGGAGGTCCTGCTGGAGAAGTTCCAGCAGCAGTTCGCCGCTGACGCCCAGGAGCTCGGCATCGCCGGCCACGAGTCCAGTCCGGGCACGTACTTCAGCGGTGCTGACTCGTTCTTCGGCATCAACGACGGCTGGCTCGCCGTCGCCGAGGGCCAGGACTCCTCGAACCGCGTCGATGGCAACTCGTCGATGACGTCGTACGACCACGCCGCAGGCGGCGTGAACACGACGCTGTTCGATGAGACCATCCTCAGCATCGACCAGAAGTTCCTGCGCGACGAGCAGATGCAGCCGGTCTTCCTGACGTCGCGGAAGAACGTCCAGCGGTACAAGGGCTTTCTCACCGACAAGGAGTCTGGGCTGGGCGACGCGGTGCTGCTCGGCGAGCGCGACCTGATGCCGTTCGACTTCGACATCATCGGCGTCCACGGCATGCCCGACACCAAGGGCCTGTTCACCGCCCCGGAGAACCTCATCTGGGCGCTGCGCCGCGACGTCGAGATTGACGTCCTTGAACATTCCGACGAGACGCTTGAGCGGGACCTCTTCGCGCGGTACGCGCTGCGGGCCCGCCACGACTACCAGATCGAGAACCTCAACGCTGGCGTCGTGATGACGAACATCCGGTAA